GGACCTAAAAATAAAATTAAATTTTCTAATTCTTGATGTTCATTACAAACTGTTAAACCATAACTTATTTTCATACTATTTATTTTACTTCTTTATCAATTTGATTGGGTACTAAAGCACCAATATAATCAAGGGCATCCATATAATCACGTTCAGGAAAATGAGCAATAGTGCTCATATCAGTTCTATGTGTTTGTCCTTTATACTTAGGATCGTTTTTTTCCTCTTCAGTTAAGGGAACAGCTCTTACTGAGGCCCAATGCCAATCATCTTTATTAGGACCCTCCGCAAAAACCATACCTAATTCAGGGCGATTGACATTGTTAGGAAGCCAAATAAGTTCAGTGTTTACGTCAGTCCAAGCTAAATCTTTATATAGCTCAGGTAATACTGACCATTGTTCCTCATAAAATTCTGATCCAGGAACCATTAAAGTATTAGTCCAAAAACCACAAGATAGACTAAAATAGCTAGTTATTTTATCATTAACTTCTATTTTATAACATAAATCTCCACCTGATTTAGGACATTGTATTATTTCATCATGTTGCATAATATTATAATTTAGGGGATTCTAAAATAGGCAGGGTTAAATCTACTTCTTTTGGGAAATCCGGTAAAACTTCATCTAATTTTTTATCAATAAAATCTTGCATATGTTCAAAGGCAAATTTAGTTTTAATATAATGACCTTGTTGTTTACCCTTAATAGAGAATGGTTTATATTTTGAATATACTTCCTTAAGAGCAGTTATAGATACTTTATCATCTATTTTAAACCACTTAGTTTCTTTAAGCAACCATTGATTAGCTGCACTTGGATGAACATTTTCTAATACTCCTCCTATTAATACTGTATAAGCAGGATTTAAAAAATCCAATTGTCCAGACCAACCTGAACAAATTATAGGTTTTTTACTTAAACAAAATTCAGCTAAAGGTCTACCATAACCTTCTCCTTTAGTAAAAGAAACCATGGCTTTAACTTTAGGGTGGTTATATAGATCATTCATTTGACTATCAGATAAATTTCCGTTTAAAATATAAACATTAGGTAATTTAGTACCATAAGGAAATTCATGTTTAATCATTTTTATTTTTTTAAGAAGAGAATCTCTACTTAAATAACTATTTCTACCTGTACTTGCTTTAAGTATAAGGGCAGGAGATAATTTTTTGCCTTTAAAAGCTGTAAAAAAGTTTTTAATCAAAATTCCTACATTTTTTCTATCATGACCTAAATCTCCATTCATCCAATGACCTACAAATAGGTAACAAAATGATTCCTTAATACTAGATAAATCAAGATTTACGTCTTTATTATCCTTATAAAAATAAGTCTCTAAATCTACCCCCTCAAATAAAACCTCTATTGGTTTTTCTAATTTAAGAGTACCTACAGGTTGATTAGTATTTTTATCTCTTTTTTCAAATCTAACATCTTCAAACACTTTTTTACTATGATTGGAAGAAACAAAGTTTAAATCCATTCTATTTAAGCCATCAACCCAAGAAGCTTGACAACCCGTACTTTCAATACCTGCAGTTATACCAATATTAAATTTGCCTACTCTTTGAAATTCACTAGGTATAGTTATTTGGGAAAAAATATCAGGTTGGCCCTCTAATTTTTGTATAATGTAATCATTTAAAAATTTCCATTTTTTATGATCATTTAAAAACCCACCTGGAGTATCTCCCCATCTTTGTGGTAATATTTTTACATCATACTTACCTGTATTAATTATAGCTTTAACTACATCTCTGGAACGTGCTCCATAACCACTATAAGTATCTATTGGACAACTAATTACAAAACTTGGTTTACTCATTAATATATTATTTTATGATTTAAAAATTTACCCTCATACTCTGTGGCATTTACAATTTCATAGTCTTCCCTAGGTTTCCAGGTTTTAAAAAGCCTATCAACAGTGGACATAAATGTTTCGGCTTGATGGTCTGCTGTAAAACCAGCTTCACTACTAATAGCCCAATTTCTACCACTTAGTCCTCTTTTAACTCTTTCTTCAGAGGACATTTCATATAATTCTTTAATTCTATCTACTGCATCTTCCCATTTACATCTATCATCATAGATATAAGGTGTAGGAGGGGAACCTTGAATAGATCTAGAAGTAGGGTAAACTGGAAACACCCATTCACCATGTTTTTTAAATGTACCTCTATGATTAGATGGAATATCTTTACTGGGTGTAAACCAATTACCATCATTATCTTCAAATCTCATTTGATCTTGCATTCCACCCGTTACATTAGCAATAATAGGAGTACCAGTTAACATGGCTTCAGTAATTGTTAATCCCCAACCTTCATTAGAAGTTAGTAATATTTGAACATCTGCAACATTATAAAGCATATTTAAATGTTCCCTACTTAATTTACTATGAGACATAATTATATTCTTGGGATAACTTTCACCAAACAAATATTCAGTTACTGCAGACAAATCAGTACCATGATCTGTAACTAATTCAGTATGTAAAATAAATTTACACCTATCTGCTTTTTCCTTAGGTAATGAATCTAAAAATACTCTAAATGCAAGTAAAGAATCGGGTATTTGTTTTCTTCTTATATTTCTAGAGTTAAAGAATAAAGTGAAATCAACTTCATCTCCCTTAAATATATTCTTTTTAAATTCATTTAATTTTTTATCATTTTTATCTATAGGATAATAATGATTATGATTTAAACCATGAGGTAAGTATTGGAAAATCCTATTTGAGTTATCACAATCCTCTAAAACTAATTTATTTATATTAACAGTTTGTTTTGAAATACCAAACAATAAATCACAAGATTCATAATATGGTTGATTATACCTAGGAGCAGGATAATCATCCCAAATATTTAAATAAATTATAGGACATTGTTTTCTAATTTGGTCTTCCATATTAAAAACATGAACAAAATACCTAGGATCTGTAAATAGCATTATAGCATCTGGTTTTTCCATATTCATAATATTATGTAATTCTAAAGAATTTCCATAACCATTTACACAATATAAAAATACAGATGAATCTTCAATGCCCGCCTCCTTATTAGTAGCAGCTGAAATATCTAATCTCTTACCAAATTCAGGATGTTTTATTGCTCCTGCAATATTAACCCAATTATAATGATGGCATGTCTTAACAACTATTTCTTTAGCTACAGTGGCAACTCCAGAATGAACTCTAATATCATCACAAATTAATAGTATTTTTTTTCTTTTATCCTTAGGGATATGCTTAAAACTTTTATTCATTAATTTTTATTTATAACTCTAAATTGGTTTGATTGGTAATTTGTTTTCTAAAATCATCATCTGTAAGATACAAAAACAAAGCCCGATCAGCAAGTTTTTGAAAAGAAAATTTTCTTCTTACACATTCAATTTTAAAATTTTCAAATAAATCACTCTTAACCTTAACACTTGTAAGTGTCATTTCTTTTTTATTACTCATAATCTTTATTTTATAACATTATTGGTTATACATATATCAAAATATCAATAAATTACCCCTTCTCCACATAATTCTTGTTCTTCTTTAAATGGACAAAAAGTACAATTCCATTTTGAAGGAGATTTAGGATAATCTATATCTTTAATTTTACCATTAGAATTAAAACAACTACTAATAAAATCATTTATTGCTCTTTTAGCCCTACCTAATTTAATTTTTCCACTAGGAGGAGCAAATGTTTGAACTCTATACGCTTGGTGGGGTGACATAATATTATCATCGTCCCAACTTAATACTTTTCTTTTAACTATAAAAAATTCTATATCAATTTTATCTAAAGGAATATTGTACTGTTCAGAAAAAAACTGTTTATATAATAATAATTGAAATTGCTTATTTTCATCCTTTTTAGCATATTCATTCCACCCTTTAGTACTGGTTTTTATGTCAATAATTTTAAAGGAATCATCATTTTCATTATACATCACAACATCTAAATATCCTGTGTATAATATGTTATTTAACATTTTATTTGGAGCTATTACAAGTGGCAATTCGCAACCAACTAAAAACCATCCTTTTTTACTGAAATATCTTCTACGTTTTTTTCTAAACCAATCTAAAATAGCAACTCCATCTTCAAAAAATTCCCTCATCTCCTCAGCAGAGGAAAAATGTTGATCATTATTCTTTGCATACTGTGATTGATATTCACTTATAAACCTATGTTGAAAGTCCTCATTTAAATCAATTTCCCTATCCGCGGCAGCAAATGATTTTTCATAAGCTATATCTAAATAATGTTGTATACTTTCATGTATAGCAGTTCCAAATACAGTGTTAATAGAAGAATCAAATTTCTTAATCTTATCCTTATATTGAAGCTTCCATCTATGAGAACAACTTCTAAATATAGACATTTGAGAATAAGAAATATTCTTCTGGTAAGCAAAATTGATTTGCTCAGGAGGATTATTTCTAATCTCCTTCACTATTTTAGGGATTTTTTTAGGCAAAACTTATTTTTTCCACTTATCACGTCCTACTAATAAGCCAATAATTCCATAATTAGCTATATCAATAAACGTGTCTTCTATACTTTCTCCCTTCACATAATTTTTACCATTAGAAAGAAGATTTTTTAATCTTGAAATTTTATCAGTTAACCTGATGCATAAACCAGTTAGTGAGAACTTTTTATCTGATTCAACAGTTAAATCACCACCTAAAGCTATATTATTTAAACCATAATCCATATGTTTGCGAGCAAACATTTCATACATTTCTGATTGAATATTTTTAAATTCATCAGCTAATTCGGGATATTCAGACTCAAATACTTCTATAACACCCAAACCATCAATAGTTTCTTTTTTGGATTTTTTCACAGCTTTATCAAATTCTTCTTCACTAACTAATTCATAGTATTTGCTTACACTATCACCCATTAACCTGTTCTTTATGATTAAAATATTTTTCTAATACTTCTAATCTTTCATCTGCTGATGCAAGTAATCTAAGAGCCTCGTTGCAATTATCCCAATAGTCCTTAGTTGAATGATCACCGATTCCAGCAGGGTGGTTAGTTAATAGTTCAATACTAGCTAAAGCTTTATTTTTATCCGCTTCGGCTTCTGATTTTAAAAATTTATATACTTGTAAATTCATTTTAATAGGGTTTTTATTTCTTTTTTATTCATTCCTCTGTCCGATAATATACTAATAATATCTTCATTATCCAACATACTTATATAATCTTTTACTTCTCTTTGAGAGCATTTCCAGTGGTCAGAAAGATTTAATAATAATTCTTTATTATAAGATTTAGACTTAGATTTTATGTACTTATTCCACTTATTATTTTTAGGTAGAAATTCTTTATATACATTATAAATTAGTATTTTTTCTTGAGGAGGAAATTCCTGGACATAATTGGCTATTTCTATATGATCTTTATTCATAGAAACAAATCTATGAATCATATAACTATTCCAAAGTTCCCAATCTGATTCAGTAAATTTATCAGAGGGAGACTTATGATAATTAATTTCCTTAAGCCAATCAAAAATGTTTTTCATTAAACAATTTCGTCCTTAAGCTCGTCTCTTAATTCAACAGGTAATCCTTCACCTAATATTTTATTGTTAGTAGGATCATAAAAAATTGGTATAGGCATAATAGCATCGTTATCAGTGCCAGCTACAAATTTAGATATTTTCCTTAATATTACTCCTGATTTAAAAATGCTACCTCCATCGGCATTTTTTATACCTTCAGTAGTTTTTAAGTCAACATTAAGTTGAGGAGGTTGTTGTGGTTGTTGATTTTTATTCATATTATTTATTATTTATTAAATTTGAAATTAAACTCATTGCATTGATTTCTTTATCAATACGAAAATTTGCTTTATATTGATGGTCATTAATTAAAATTGCTACAGTACCTTCCTTACCTGGAAGATATTCTGATGATTTTTCGTATAAAGTTTTAAATAGTTCATCAAAATCATCTATGTTAGCATCCGCTATAATTTGACGTATTTTTCTAAAGCTATCCTTATTAGTAGATTTTAATTCATCAATAACAGCAGACAAATAGCTAGTAGAAACAAGTAAAGAATCATCTACTACAAGTTTGTTCTTAGTACTACTTGTTTGTATAGTATTAAGCATTTTCCTAATATCAGGGTAATAATTATTAACTATTGAACCAATGGCAGCTGGTTGATATTCAATGCCCTCCTTACTACATATACTAGCTAAGTGAACTGCTACCTCCTTTTTAGTAGGAGGAACTATTTTTAATACTTGACACCTTGATTGTAAGGGGTCAATTATTCTTTCCACATAATTACAAGTCATAATAAATCTTGTAGTACGTGAAAATGTTTCAATTATATTTCTAAGTGATGCCTGTGCCTGTATTGTTAAGAAATCTGCTTCATCTAGAATAATTACTTTAATAGGTTTAAATGAAGCTACACTAGCAAAACTTGATACTTTATCTCTAATGGTTTCAATTCCTCTTTCATCTGATGCATTTATATAAACATGATCACAATCCAGATTATTAACTATAAGTTTTGCTAATGTAGTTTTTCCTGTACCTGCAGGACCATATAATAAATAATTTTGTATATCATTATTTTTTAATTGGTTAGCAATGGAAGATTTTAAGTTTTCGTTACCTACATAATTATCTAATGTAGTAGGACGATACTTTTCATTTAATAAGCTATTGTCCGTATTCACCATATATAGAATATATTTTTTCTTTAGGTTTTTCTATTTCAACTTCTTGAGTATTAATAGCATATAACTTACTTTGTAAAGGTTCTAATCTATAATTTCCCCTAAAACCCGTTTTTCTCATATACGCCTCAAGTGTATCTGTTAAACCTTCATGTACTTCTTCTTCACCAACTAAAGTCCATTTATCACCTGGTGGAACTCTATTGGCAATTAATTCATTATACTCTTTAATTTCTTTATCCATAATATACAAAATATTTTTACATCATCCCAGGAATCATTGATGGATCTATACCATTGGAGTTAGACTCCTCTTTAGGTTCATCAACAATAGTACATTCAGTTAATAAAACAGTACCTGCTATTGAAGCGGCGTTTTCTAAAGCCAATCTAGTTACTTTAGTGGGATCAATAATTCCATCTTTTTTCAAATCACTTACATTAT